GATCTTCTCTTAATGCTTAGCAAAATTGTAGCAAACGCTTAATAAAAATAATATTCACCTTGTGTTGGATTTTGTAATTGATAACTAACAGCATATCGTAAAGCATCAATTGCATGATTCCAATTATCGCAAGGAGTTTGACTTTTCTTTTCTAACCAAACATAATTATTTAACTCTTTAATTAAATCTGTACTTTCTGGGTCTATTATTAAATCATAATCTTGTAATAAACTTATTCCATAAGTAATACTGCCTTGTCCTTTTATAGATGCTACAATATTACAATCCCTACTTAATTCTGTTATTAATCTTGGTTCTGCTGAATCTCCTACAATTAAATTATCTCCAGCATATTTTTTATTTAATAAAGAAATATCACTTGTTGTTAATTTAGTTTTATAAAAACAAAGTTTTATATATATTATCTTTTTTTCTTTATCAATACTTGTTTGAACTAATGTTGATGGGTCATTACTAAAACCATAATCTTGACCAAATACAGGTTTATTAATTTCTTTAAATTCTCCTAAACTCCAATTGCTAAATATAACTCCCTCAGCTTTTTCTAACCAAGCACCTTCAATAGTATGTTTATATCTTTGAGGTCTTCTTTCTTTCATTTCTTTAATTCTTGATAAATAGCTTTCTGAAAGATTATCTTTATTATCTAAATAAGTGCTATGACAATAAGTTACATCTCTATTTATTCCTGAATATCCTGATTGAATTCCTCTTGACTCATAAAACCTTTGATATATCCAATGTTCTTTAGTTGATGGATTCATTATTATTATAATTCTATTTTTAGCTCCTTTTTGCCTTACTGAAAAGTCTATTTTATCAAATATATCTTCATCAACCATTTCTTCAGCCTCATCAATTACCCAAGTAGTTATGCCTTGTAAAGATTTTAAATTAGCAGTTTGGTCTCCTGAGCTTGTTTTAATACCTCTAAATAAAATTTTACTTCCTGTTTCAAGATTAGTTATTTCATTATTAGTTATATGAAATAAATGTTCCCATTCCATTAATTCTATTTTTTCCTTAAATTCTGGTATTATAGAAATAGATGCTGACCTTAAAGTATATCTTGTAAAAAGTATTTTATGCTGACATTTATTATCAAAAGAAAGTACAAGGATATTTAAAGCAACTGCAAAAGACTTACCAGAACCTCGACCTCCAGTAAGTAAATAATATCTTGTATTATTAGGAAATATATTAAATTTTTCATTTAGCATTGTTGCTTAACTTCTTCATCATTTCATCAAAATCAAAACCAACATTATTTGTATTTATATCAACAGTGTCTTTTGCTGTTCCATATCCTGAATCCATTAATGCTTTATAAGCTGCTACATCTCCATCCATTGCTTTTCTAATTAAAGCTAATGTAATAACATCTTCTTGTGTTAAAATTTCATCTTCTCCAGTTAAAGGATTTTTACCTTTTCTTGTAGCTTCCAACCACCTTCTTGCAATTGTACTTCTATTTAATGAACCTTTAGGTCTACCTTTTCCAAATTTATTTCCTTTTTCAAAAGGTTTTAAGTTTTCTTCGTTTGCCATTTTTTCACGTTATTTTCTCGTTATTTATTTTCTTCATAAAATTTTTTTAATCTTTCACTTTTAATATTATGAACTTTTTTTAATTTAATATTATATTTTTTATTTTTTATTTCTTCCCAATCAATATCTGTTCTTCTAACTAAAGAATGTTTAAAATGTTTTTTCCAATTTACATAATGATGTGGTCTGTTAAATCTTATTTTTGTTTCTGCATATTTTGGCCATATTTCTTCTAAAGACCTTGCTTTTAATATTTTTTTTTCATAAGCATTTCCTTTATAAAGTTCATCTTGATTACCGCCTTTCATTTTTGCAACTGTACTTGTTTTTTCAACTACAAAAGCATTAAATAAAACTGTACATAATTTATTATGTAATACTTGTAAACATAAATCAACATCCTCATTATATTTCATTCTCCATCTATAAGGCATATTATTTTTTATTAGCATAGCACTATATGCATGTACATTAATATAAAATGGCTTTTTATCAGAACAACCAGGGACAACAAATTTACCATAATTAAAAGCTGTAATTCCTATATTTTCATATCTGTCAGTAAATTCTTCCAGTATTTGTATTGCTTTTAATGAATTACAAGGTATTTTATTTCCTTTAAAAACTCTACGAACTCTTGCTATATTATCATCGAAGCACCAATGTCTTTTATATCCATTTTTTATACTATCTTGCCAGCCATAATTTCTTGCTGGATAACTACCTTTGCCTAAATTAGAAAAAGGTAATGCTACAACATATTTTTTACCTATAGAATTACAATAATTATCATACTCTTGTGGTTCAACTAAAATTTTAAACTTAACATTGTCTTTAATAAAAAATTTAGCTGTTAATGGATTTTCCCATCTTCCTTTAGAAATTATATAGATTGGATACTTATTCATATTTAAGAGATGTCAAATCTTTTTGTTTGCTATATGGATAATTTACAGTCCAAGTTTTGCCTTTTTGTGAAGTATATTTTAATTGATATTTTTTATTAAAATTTTCCCTATCTTTTTCTGTTTCAAAAGAAATAATAATTTTTAACATTTCATTTTTTGATTCAAACTCAGGCATACCAACCCACTCAGAATTTTCATCTCCAGAATTAACTTTGTTAACTTCATCATCATAGTTTTTCCATACATCCATTCCAAAATCTGACAATAACGTAGAATCCCATTCATTTGCTATCATATCCCAATCCCATTCGCCAAATGAAACATTATCTTTGACCATAAATTCTCGCTGTTGTTTAGCTGTTAATTTATTTGCATTTATTATTGGAACTTCTTTTAATCCAGCTTCTTGACAAGCTTTTAAACGCATATTTCCACCAAGTACAACCATATCATCATTTACAACAATAGGTCTTATTTCTAACATTTCTGGAAATTCTTTTATTGATTTTACTAATTTATAAAACTTATTATCTTTTATTAGTCTCGGATTGGCTGGATTCCTCTTTATTTTCGATATCTTTATTTTCTCTAATTTCATCTAATTCAAATTTCATAAGTTTTTTTTCAATTGCTTTTAATTTCTCTTTCATATTCATATTCATTAAATAATCGTTTCATTGTTTCGACCAAACCTCTAACACAAGTGCTACAAGTTGATGTTCCTCTTTTTTGTTTAAATACTCTATTATATATTTTTAATATTTCTATTTGTTCTGTTGATTCAATTTTATCTGTATAATTTAAAAAAAACCCTTTTAAATATATATATTCATCTTCTGTTAAGCATTCAGGATTTTTATAAGGAAACATTTTATTTAATTTTTCCTTTCTTGCTTCGCATCCACAATCTTTCCCCAGTTTATCAAATATCCATTTAGTAGCTTTTTTTATGCCTGTAGCTTTTGTAATTTTTTCTACAGTATCGCCTAAACCTTTACTTTTCATTTTGTATATATGCTATTTTTAATAAAATTAAATATCCTATTAAGTCCATTAAAGTGTCTTCAGTTTTATCATTTAAACCTTTATTTTTTATTCTTGCTAATTTATCATCAATTCTAACTTTTATAGCTTCAATCGAATCCAAATCAGAAAAAACATTTGAAGGATTGTTTGCTGTATCACCATAAGCTTTATTTTTAGTTAATAGCATTTTTATTGCATCTTGTCCTATTTTTTCAATCAAATATTCTGTTTTCATTTATTTTTTTTTTTATTATCTTAATACAATTATTAATAGTCCGCCAAACAACAACATGAGATATTTTAGTCGCTTTTGATAATTTTCTTATGCTTCTAAATTCTCTCCTATATAAATTAAATAATTTTTTATCAAACCAATAAAAGCCATTTACAATCTCATCAATTTTTTTTTCTATATCAATATATTTTTTATTTTCTGCTATTAAAAGGTTTTCTAAATTATAATTTATAAATTTTTCTTTTTCTTTTTTTAGTTGGTCTAAATAAATATTACGCATCATCTTATATATAAACGCTTTATTTACAGAACCGTTATGGGTAATATCTTCAATTAATATTTTTTTAGCTTGAATTTTGTTAAAAATAATTAAATAAAAATCATGTAAAAAATCTTTATAATTTTCTTTACTTGATTTTGTTATAGTTTTTGCCATTTTTAACCAAACATCTTGTTCTTTTATTAAAATATCAAGTATATTATTTTGAATTTCGCAATTCATCTAATTCTATTAAAAGATTGACAAAATCATCGTATTTTAAAGCAACATAATCATTTTCAAAATTTTTAGTAAATACAACCAAAGGAATTTTTAAAGTTCCTCTTGCATCTCCTTGACTTTGTTCTAATGCTTTCCAAATATTAAGTTTTTCTTGATTTTTGCATTCCCAGCTATATTCTGATAATATGCCAGTTGTTGTCATTATGTCTCCTTTAATTGATAATCCTCCTGAATTTGGTGTTCTTCTGATATTGCTATCAAATTTTTTAGCTAAATCTTTTGCTATTTTTAACTCAAATCTTTTTCCTTTTTGATTTGCATTCATAATTTATTTATAAAATGTAAATAAATAGCTTTAATAAACTCCCATATAAAAATAATTATAAATAAATCTTTAATAAACTCCATCATTTTTCTTTTTAAAATATCTTCGAATTATATATCCTAATTCTTGGTCATTAGGATAAATTTCACATAAATAGGAAATTGCATTATCAATTGGATAATTTTTAATTTTATCAATTTTGGATTTTGTCATAAATTATTTTAAAGACAATTCCCATAAAAAAACTTAGTAAATATGATATTGATATTAAAATAAATATTGAAGTCATAATATTTTTTTTACCTCTTTTTTTAACCTTGCAGTTTCTTTATAAGCATTAATATTATGTAATTTTATTGAAATTATTTCACTTTTCAAAGTTTCAATGTAATTTTCTTGCTTTAATATAGTGTTTAAAACCATATACAAGGTGTTTAATGAATTTTCAGCCTCTTTAGGTATGCTGCTATTATTATACTTATTTTCAATCTTTAAAATTAAAATTTCTAATTTATTTTTTGTGTTAATAAAATCTATGTCTGTCATTGTTTTAAGTCTTCTGAATATAATAATTGTTCTGCTAATTTTTTATCAATTTTTTTAATTGTTCTATATATTTCTATACTTTTCTTTTTAACCTCATCTCGTTCAGATTTTAATGAATCAATACCAAGATTAGCATATAAACTACAATCTATTTCTAATAATTTATCTATTTTTTGTTTATTAGTCCAAGTTTTAAACTCCATAAACTTTTCTATGTCTTCATATTTATATTTCATAATTTTTCTTTTAAAACATTTTCTCCACCAATTGTAAATCCTAATCCTCCATTCCAATCAAATCTTAATGGTTCATTTAAATTAGTTGGTCTTCCGCCAGTTTCTTTATCTTTTATTTTATAAACGTGAATTTCTGTTTGCATCCATAATTTATCATGAGATATTAATCTATGAATACAAACAAAATTATCTACTCTATTTGGAAATACTTGTCCACCTTCACAATCAGCTTTTCTTGGTGGTTGAATATGTCCATTTAATAAATGGTCTGCTGGATATACCCTTCTTGCTGCTTCTGTTTGTGGATGTATAGAAATAAATATTGACTTTCCTGTTTTATTACAAAATTCTCTTACATCATTACATATTTGATAATTTCTTTCAAATTGTGAGATTCTTCTATCATGATTTAATCCTGTGAATGGGTCAATTAAAGCTCCATCACATTCATATTTATCAAATATTTTTAATAGTTCTTTATGATTATACATTTTTTTATTGTCAATAAATGTAAAATATTTACATATGTAATCATTATATTTTTCAATTTTATCTCTTTTTATTTCTTTCAAACTTTCACCAAACCAAAATTGTATTATATCTCTTTTTAATTGTCCAACTTTATTTTCTCCAGACCAAATAATCCACTTTTTTTCATATTTTTTACTTAATGCTGTTAAATACCAAATTATCCAATTTGTTTTTCCAACATTATCTAATCCTAAAAACATATTTAATTCTCCTTGTTTATAGACAAAATAATTATCTAAAATACAATCAACACCTAAACCTTTTTTAATTTTACCATCTTTAAAATCAAATAAATATTTAAGTGAATCTTTTTTAGGACTAATCATTATTTAAAATTTTTAAAACTTCTGGTTGTAATTTTAAACTATTATTATTCTTGTATTTATCTTCTTTTCTCTTTATGCTTGGCAAACTTTTAGCGTTTGCTTTGGCTTTGCCACCTTTTCTTCCATTAGCAGCATTTATTTTACTTCTTTTAGTAAATTCTTGATATTGTTCATCAAGCCAATCTATACAAATAGCATTATTTTTTATTTTTAGTAAATTATTTTTTAATAATTTTTTATATTGATTAGGTATTATAATTTTTAATTGTTCTTCAGGAACAAAGCAACCTTTACTCCAATAATAACAACAAATTTTAATAAATGCTCCTTGCATTTCTAAATCCATAAAATTTATTGTTCCAGTTATCCATTGATTTGGATAAAATTTAAAATAAGGTAATTCTTTCATAATTGTGTTGGATTAAATTCATAATTTCTTGTATCGTGTTTTGATAGTATTTTAATTTGGTTTTTAGGTAGTTTATGCACTAATTCCATTTCATCTAAACTCCAAGCTATTATTTTGGGATTATTAGGACAAAAACCATCACTTAATTTATTTAAATCTGCACAATGTATTTCACCATTTTTATCATCTACAAAAAATAAATAAACGTTAATATTACATTTTTTTTTGAATCTTTTATAATCTTCATAATGTTTTACATCTATACCTTGAGCCATCCATTTATTAAATCTTGCTTTTGTTTTTACATCAATAGCATATATTTCTTGTTTACTTCTTGTTGCAATAATATCTATCCAATGTGCAGATTTTGTTATTGGTTTATAAATAATAAATCGTTTTTTTTCTAAAAAATTTATAATAATATTTTCACCTATATTACCTTTTTTTACTTGTGGTTTATCTTCCCAATTCATATTAATATTTATTTACATCATTACCAAACACATCCCAACCTTCTCTTTTTTCTCTACTAAAATATTCTAATTTTCTACCTAAAGTTATTTTATCAACCATATCAAAAAAAGCATCTGGTTTTCTTGAGTGTTGCCTTCTTGGTTCATTTATAATATCTCTGTATGTAGTATTATCCCAATATGGTTTACCCTTTATACCTACTAAACAAAATTCACATTGCATTCTAAACCAAGCACCCATTCCAATTTTTTCTTTATTCCAAACCAATGTAGCTTTATAATCAAGATTCCAGTTTTTTAATATATCAAAAGCATCTGGTAAAAATTTATGTGTAGTCCATAAGAAAACTACAGAATCATTTAATAAAGGTAATTTAATATCTTTAATTTCTTGTGTACTCATTTCAGGATATGGATTTGCAACTCTTCTACCATTTGCATCATAAGAAGTTATATTTTTATTTTCTCCTTCATAGTTCCAAGCTGGGTCAATACTAATAACATTATACAAACCTTTTAGTTCTGGTACTTTACCACTCTCTATATCTTCAATCTGTTCTTTAATTATGCTAATTCTTTCCTCTTTCTTTTCTTCTTTCTTTATTTCTTTGTAAGCAGCATTAATACTTACTTCACCAGTTGCAAGTTTTGCTTTTATTTCTTCTGGTGCTTTTTCTTGTATCTTTTTTACTTTAGCAATTGTATCATGTGAAACTGCAGCAACTTTAGAAAGTTCTTTTCTTGTATTAGGTTTTGCAGATTTCTGCAACACCTCACCAGTATTTCTAAAATGTGAAACTTTTTCAGCTTTACTTTTTTGTGCTTTTGCTTTAAACAC